GCTGAAGCGGCTTGGTTTACATCTAGGCTTTCACTCCCATTAGGGTTGGTGTTTTCCATTTGTCATCTCAATAATCACCAGAAACCTTCTGGACGGAGGGTAGCTTTTAGGCTACAGAATTTTCCATTTCTTCTCTCTAATCACAGTCTCCGAGGCCAAGCCTTCTAGGTGTCCTGTAATCAACTCAATAGACTTAATGTGCCTGTAAGCGTCTTCACGCCTATCAGATTCTTCTGCACTTGTGTTAATTATCACACTAATCTGCTGTTTTTTCAAGTTATCTATGACTTCTTTAAAAAAGTCATCATTTAATAGGTTTTTAGCCCATTGTGCGAGTAGGTGTTTGTCCATACTGATTTTGTATCCCAGAAATAATGTCGTTAATACTTAGGTTTCTTGACGATGGATAGCCTTGCTTGCTACCCAATATGCTCATCAAGTCGTTGTAACTCATGTTCGATGGCTGAGAATACTGAACTGGTGCGGGTACTTGGCCATAGGTAGGAGACAAGAACTTCTCCCATTGTGTACCCTGAAGCAAGTTACGGCTTCCAAAGTCAACAGGCTGAAGTCTAGGTCTTGGTGCTATTACTGTTGGAGGCTGACCCTTCCAATCTGCTGGAATAGGAATAATCGGGAACTGCGCTCCTCCTGTGTCTGTTCCTTGGTTAGCAGCGTCCATAGCCGCCAATGTAGTGCCAGCACCAACCAAACGAATCACATCACTTGTTGATAATTTATCGTCTTTCTTAGTTGTGTCAGTAACCTTAGTTGTGTCAGCAACATTGTTAACAAGGTTAGTTGTGTCTAAAGTACCAGAGTTAATCAGATTGATAACTGAACCTAAATCCAAGGTATTAGGAGTGTTGGCTGTTACTTGAACTGTATCAATTGGTGTAGTTACAGCAGTTGGAGTGGTTACAGTAGTTGGCGTAGTTACGTTATTTAGCGCAGAAGTGTCAATAACAGGTTGCTGAGTTTTGTCTGTTTTATCAACAATCTCAACAGTGTTGTTGTCTGGAATCGTTGAGCCAATCGTGCTAATCACGTTACTCAAGTTAACAGGAGTATTACCAGTAATAGTGACAGTATCTGATACTGGTGTTGTTACTTGGTTAATTGGTGTACTTGCTTGGCTTACAGTTGACTGAGTAGAGATTATGTTTGCAGCGTCTTCTAATGCAGATGTAATAATTTCAGGCTGATAACCAACAGACTGTAATGTCTGGTTAATTTGACCCAATGACATACCTTGGTCTGCCATGTTAGATGCCAAGTCTGAAGCGGCATTTAACTCTTGAACATTAGCATTTGCTAAGTCAGTTGCACCGCCTAAAGTATTGCTGAGATAACCACCAGCACCACCAAGTATTGCGGCTCTTGCTATATCTTCTGCGCTGTTACCTGTAACCAGTTGGCTACCACCACCGATAGTTGCACCAGTTGCCGCAGCTAATTGCGCTCCAGTTAAGCCTGTTGCACCACCAATCAAGCTAGAAATAAATGGCAATCCAACTGTTGAGCCAGCCAAAGCAAGAACAGGGACGGCAGCAGCCAATAAACCTTGGTCACCACCACCTGCAAATGTACCCTTGTTAATTACTTCACCAGTTTGAGGATTGTATGTTTCCCAATTGGCTGTGTTGTTTGGGTCAACTCGTGTTTCATAAACTACTTGAGGAACACCTGCAATCTGAGCCTCAATGTTGTCACCCTCAATAACAGTACCACGAGCAGTAGGAATTACAGCAGGTTGGTAAACAGGTGCTTCATAAACAGGCTGATAAATAGGCTGATAAACAGGCTCGTAAACAGGAGGAGGAGGAGGAGGAGGAGGAGGAGCAGTAACTGCCTCGTATCTTTGTTGAGCCTCTGCTACGCTTGTATTAGTAGCTTGTGCAACCTGCTCTGGAGTTACCTTGTAGGTATCCATGACAGCAGCAAGGTCTGCATCACTAATAGTTGGATTAGCTAGTAAGAAATCAACAATCTGTTGTGCAGTTACTGCCATGATTAGCCTCTGATTTCTACGTTAGATGTAATGCCAGCACCAATCTTCATTGCTTTCAATTGTGCTTCTGCTTCAAACTCTTGTTGCTTCATAGCAAAGTAAGCCTGTTGTTTCTCACGCTCTAATTGCAACTTAGCAGCTTCCTTCTCACGCAACATCTGCATCTCAAGACCAGCCTTTTGTTGAGCCATCTCCATGTCAATCTGCATCTGTTGTTGTTGCAACTGAATGTCAGCCTGTGCTTTAGCTTGGTTGGCTTGTATCTCAGCCTGTGTTCTGGCCATCAATGCCTGTACCTCTGGAGGCATCTGTTGCTCTTGTGGAGGAGGATTAGAAAGCATCTGGTCTTGCTCTGGCGTAATAGCTTTGTAGAACTCAGCACTATCTTTAAACCCAGCAATCTCTACCATGCGTCCTAAAGTACCACGATACTGAGCAGGAGATACATAAGGATTAGCAGGGCCATACTGACCAATCAACTGCTCTTGTTTAGCAAGAACCATAGACAGCATGGCCATCTGCTCTTGACGATTACCTGCGCCTAAACCTACGTTAATAGACACATCGTATTGGTTAGCCCAAGTTCTAGGGTCAAACTCTACAAACTCGCCACGCATACGAACTAAACGAGCCTTGTCCTGATATTTGCACAAAAGATGCAAAATTCCCTTGAATAATGACTTTACGCCCGTTTCTGCAAAGATTCGAGCCATCAGTTCAATCTTGCCTGCGCCAGCTTGTTGCATAGAAGCTACTGCTGCTGCTGTGACATTCTGTAAGACAGAAGGGTCTAACCCTTGTGAGGCATCAGACACGCCTGTACGCTTAGACTGGATTGTGTCCAAGTATTGAAGCATCGGGAAAGCCTGAGCAGCCACGTTCTGAACAACCAACTGTTGAACAGCATTAGGAGACTTGGCACGAATAACACCACCTGCTGTAGATGTAAGCAAGTCATCAAGGTTTACCTGACCCTCAACAGCCACCACACGAGCATTGTTTGTCAGGTATAAGTTATCCAACATCTGACGAGTGATAGTGGTCTTGATTAACTGTAGGTCAACTGTTCTGTCAGCTAATGAGTTACCAAAGAACTTGTGTGGGATAGGAATAGGACAGATAGAGTGGAAGGGAACGTAGTCCACCTCCTCAATCATCTCCTTACCTTTCTCGTCCTCAAGAATCTCGTTAGAAGCGTAGAACACTTGAACCAACGCAGCAATGCCTTTGCCATCTAAGTCAGTTTTTACATAGCACTCAAAGACCTCAATCTCTTGCATTGCAGGGTCATCGGTCTGGGTTTGGTAGGGTTGCTCACCAGCAGAGAAACGAGCCACACGCTCTGGTGTGTACGCTAGTGCATCACCCATCTGCAAGCCTTCAACCTGCTTCTTGTTAAACCCCATAGCAATCAATGTGCTACGAGTCAACATCTGCCTGTGGGCTACAAATGGAGAGTCAGCAATAGTTCTAGCCTTCTTGCTTATCAAAAATTCCTCTGGGGGCACGTTCTCAATCGTTACCTTGCCCGACTTTTTCTTTTGTTGGACAACTACGTTATGTGTAGCACCCATCACAGGCATACCCATCTGGTCAACAACAGGCTGTCCCATAGGGTCAAATATCGGGAACTCTGTCGTATCTTGCTCGACAATCTCCATGCTCTCATCGCTCATTAGCATGGCTAACTCATCGTTAGACAAGTCAAAGTAACGCTCTTTGGTAATGTCTTCTTTGTCTTCCCAATACGCTTTTAAGATGCCGTTCTTTTGTAAAAGAGCGTCCTTAAACCAATCGTGCAAAATAGACACGCCTTCGTTATCACGATTAAAGACCCAATTGCAGTAGTCTGTAGCTTGCTTGGCAGAGGCTTCATCCCTCGGGCCTTGTGGCTCAAAGACTACGATATTGTCTGAGCCTGTGAAGATACGGACTAAGCTAGGTAGCGCACCATCAATCGCTTCTGCCACTTCTCCAGTAACGATTTGAGACTTACCCTCAACCTCATTTCCATATGGCTGTCGTAGATAAGCCTCCAAAGCCTGTTTGCGCTGTTCAACAGTTTCACTTTCAATGAAGCCAATGGCGTCATCAATCTCTGCCTGTAGTATCGACATTAACTCGTTCTGTGCCATGCTTGTCCTTTGGAGGGCGACCCATTCTGGGTTTGTCCGATTTTAACTCATTTACCACATTTTCGAGCATTTCGATACGTTTTTCAAGTTCTTTTACTTTAGGTGCTAAATTTACACCCTGCATTTGTACGTACATCAGACAATCCACTTCTGGGTTTGGTTAATCGGCTTAGACCACGTTGAATGTCCCTCATCCAATCCTAGTGCTAAGTAACGGAATGAGTCCGAGCCATGTGATGACCAATCATGTAATGGACGCTCATAGAAAATCTTACGCTTCTCATCGTAATCTCTGCGGTAGTTTCTTAGGCAGTTCAGCCCCGTCTGCACTTTAGGTACGTTAAACCAGCACCTTGGCAACAGTCGTCTTACCGCTTGGATGCCATCATCTAGTCCCATCCTTGGGGCTATCTTGACCTCTAGTCCAGCATCCTCAAGCATCTCTAGTCGGCTCTTACCTGTGCCTAGTTCTCTGACCCTAACGTCATGCGGAAGGATATGCTCTGCTTTGAGATAGTCGTTGTCCTTAATCCACTTCACATAGTGGTCTAGTCCTACGCCATGATTCTCGTAGTAGTCGATTAGACGCACCTCAGTACCAATTAACTGAGCCACCCAGATAGACGTAGAGTCACCCATTCCCAAGTCCCAAGCTGTAAAAGTACGGCTCAATTCCTCTCTGGGAATATCCTGCATATGCTTCTTGCTTTCTAAGTCATTCAGGATAGTTCCATAGTAAGAGCCTTCTACAGCAGCATCAAAGCTACATTCAAACTCTTGGCGGTATTTATCCTCGCCCATCTCATTCTTGGCTTGCTTTAGTTCTACATCGTCAACTACCCCTGTCTCTGAGGCTTTGAACTCTAGTAAGCCCCACCCATCCTCTTTCTCAGCCCTGTCTCGCAGTTCTTTGAAGTGATTGTGTCCCTTTGGTGTACCAATAAAGAGACACCACCCCTTGCGGTCTGTCAGGGCTGGTCTAACGATGTCTGTCCATATCTTAGGATTCTGGTCACCCACCTCATCAATGATTACCCCATCAAAGTATTGACCTCGCAGGGAATCAGGGTTGTCTGAGCCGTATAGCTGAATACGCCTACCCCAGAAGTCAACTCGTAACTCTGAGATGTTGTTAGTACCGCCTAGCGGAGTAGTGTATTTAACGAGATAGTCCCAAGCTACACGCTTTGCTTGTCCATAGGTAGGCGCAATGTAAGCGTATCTAGGAGTTTCTTTCTCGTTTAGCACCGCCTCACGGATTAAGTGATTAAGTGCTGCAACAGTCTTGCCAAACCTTCGATGTGCCACAACTACTGCAAAGCGTTTGCCTTCCAGTAACTCGTGAACCTTTAGTTGGTGTTCCCTTGGCTTATAGGGAATTTCGATTACTTCGCCCATGTAACTTTTATTTCAATAGGCTTGTTGGAGTCGCCAGTTAACTCAGTCCTAGCCAATTTAGGAATGTGATACTCAACAACGCTTTGAAACATCTCAAAGGCTTTTGCAGGGTTTGGTTTAATCTCATTTGTTGGGTCACCATAAGCAACAGCATCAAGCCACTCAGTAAGCCTGTGTGCGTTTTGGTCAACAAACAATGCTATGGCTTGTCTTGCCTCTTGCGTAGCCTTGTTGGGTGTTCCAACGCTTCTACCGCCTGTTTTAACTCCATTAGCCATATGCAACCTCTCTAAATAAATCTACTTTAGACTGGTCAATCAATGATGGGTTAACTTTGTTGTAGGAAAGCAACAATCTAGCAGCGCAAGCACGAGAGCCTATACGCTCAATTAGTTTCTCGTAATCTT